CACCTTGTCATCTATAATTACCTGCGCTATATTTAACGTATGGATGGAATGCCTAAAAAACCCTGTGGCCGCAAACAGCACGCGCCAAGCGATGCGCAGCGCCAGCTTGTCCAGCTTCACGCGACGGTTGGCACGACCCAGGACATGATTGCCCGCGTGATAGGCATCGACAAAAAGACATTGCGGCTGCACTACCGCGACGAGTTGGACCTGTCGATGGCGAAAGCAAACGCCACAATCGGCGGCGCACTGTTCAACAAAGCCAAGGCGGGCGACACGGCGTCCATGACGTTCTGGCTCAAGACGCGCGCCCGGTGGCGCGAAACGTCCGACGTGAACCATGTTAGCGAGGACGGCAGTATGTCGCCAAAGGCCGCGCTGGATGTGTCAAAGCTATCGCCTGCGGCCCTTGCGGAACTTGGCAGGCTTTCCGATGCTGCCGACGATTGACGACGCGCTGGCGGCTGATAAGCTCGCGTGCAGTCGATCCCTTGCTTATTTCGTAGAGCGTGCGTGGCGTCACATCATCCCTGACACATACCAGCACGGCTGGCACATAGACGCGATCTGCCAGCATCTTGAGGCAGTCAACGCCGGGCAGATCACGCGGCTGCTTGTCAACGTCCCGCCCGGCACATCCAAGTCGACCCTGATTGGCGTGATGTACCCGGCGTGGCTTTGGGGGCCAGCGGGCAAGCCTGAACACCGATACATCGGCGCGGCTCATGAGCAGGGTTTGGCAGTGCGCGACAACCGGATGATGCGCGAACTGGTCAACTCCCCATGGTATCAAAGGCGCTGGCCGATTTCGATGATGGGCGACCAAAACGAAAAGCTGTATTTTGAAAACCAAAACAGGGGATTCCGTCAAGCCTGCGCCGTGGCGTCAATGACGGGCCGCAGAGGAAGCACGGTGGCGTGGGACGATCCTTTATCGCCAGAAAAGGCGAACAGCCCAACGCACCGCGAAACGGCGATCCGCGTGCTGTCCGAAACCGTTCCGACCCGCTTGAGCGATCCGGCAAAATCTGCAATCATCGTCGTGATGCAGCGGCTTCACGAAAAGGACCCAAGTGGGCACATCATTGCCAGTGATCTGGGATATGAACACTTGTGCATCCCTATGGAATTTGATCCGGCCCGACGATCCACAACATCAATCGGCTGGACGGACCCGCGCCAGACCACCGGCGAATTGCTGGATCCTGTCAGGTTTCCGCCTGCCGTCATTGATCGCGACAAGAAGGCGATGGGATCTTACGCTTGGGCAGGGCAGATGCAGCAACTACCCAGCCCCGCCGGTGGTGGCATATTCCGCTCCGACTGGTGGCAGTATCTGGACACCGCCCCGCCTATCGAGTGGCGGTCGATCTATGCCGACACGGCGCAGAAAACCAAAGAGACAAACGACTATTCAGTGTTTCAATGCTGGGGGCGGTCGGGCACAGGGCAGGCGGTTTTGCTGGACATGGCGCGCGGCAAATGGGAAGCGCCAGAATTGCTGGAACGTGCCCGCCAATTCTGGGCGAAGCATAAGGCAATCGAAGGTCAAGGCGCATTGCGGTCATTTAAGGTCGAGGACAAAGTGAGCGGCACGGGTTTGATTCAGCAGTTGAAGCGTGAGGGCTTACCGGTTCTGCCGATCAAGCGCAATATCGACAAGACCACGAGGGCCTATGACGCCGCGCCATTCATCGAAAGCGGCAACGTCACCCTGTTGCGAGGCGTGGCGCACCTGTCCGACATGATGACGGAGGCTGAAGCCTTCCCAAACGGCGCGCATGATGATACGCTTGATCCGATGATGGACGCCGTTTCTGATATTTTGCAGGGTTCAAACAACTCATGGGCTGGAACAATATGACAATCATGGACGGCCTGCGCAATATCGTTGCCAACCTCGGAACGGACCGTGACAAGGCGGCGCACAGCCATTATTACAACACCACAATTGCCGACGATCAGCTTGTCGCCATGTACCGCACCAGTGCCATTGCCCGCAACGTGGTGGACCTGCCCGCAGAGGATGCGACCCGCGAGTGGCGCGAATGGCAGGCGGACGCGGAACAGATCAGCGCGATTGAGGCTGAGGAAAGGCGTCTGGGCTTGCAGGGCAAGACGATGCAAAACCTCAAGCGCGCGCGGTTGTTCGGCGGCGCTGCAATCTATATCGGCACGCGCGACCTGGACGCATCGAAGCCGCTGGATCCGGCCCGGATCGGCAAGGGCGGGCTGCAATATCTGGCCGTTTTGAACCGGTCGGAAATTACGGCGGGGGCAATCCAGCGCGACCCGCGCCTGCCGGGATTTGGCAAACCGATCATGTATCGAATGAACCCTGCCACCGGCGCATCGGTGGAAATCCACCCGAGCCGCCTTGTCATTGCCACGGGCGAGGAAGTGCCGGACGACAGATATTCCGCACATCCCGGATGGGGTGACAGCACCCTAAACGCCACGATCAGCGCGGTACGCAATCTTGACGCCACCATTGCCAACGTCGCATCGCTTGTATTCGAGGCCAAAGTTGACGTGATCGGCATCAACGGCTTCAACGAGGGCCTGCGCAGCGGCGGCTCTGAATATGAGTCAATCGTGCTGGCCCGGACCGGCCTGACGGCGCGCGGCAAGGGCATCAACGGTGCGCTGCTGATGGACGCAGAGGACACATACGACCAGAAAACCGCCAGCTTCGCCACGCTGCCCGATATCATCGACCGGTTTATGCAAATGGTTGCGGCGGCGGCTGGCGTCCCTATGACCCGGCTGTTCGGGATTGCGGCGGCGGGAATGAACGCGACCGGCGCGGGCGATGAGAAAGTTTATTTTGATCGGGTCCGCGTCATGCAAACTCTCGAGATTGACCCGGCAATGGAAATTCTGAATGAATGCCTGATCCGTTCGGCGCTGGGCAATCGACCGCCCGAATTGCATTGGACCTGGCGTCCTCTATTCCAGCCAACGGCCAAAGAACGGGCCGATATGGGCAAAGTTCTTGTTGACAGCGTAAAAGTGCTTTATGATATGGATATCTTGCCAGAAGAGGCTCTTGCGGATACAATCGTAAACACGCTTACCGAAAGCGGGGCGTTTCCCGGGCTTGAGGGCAAGGTGAAAGAGCTTTACAGCGCGGAAGGGGCAGACGAATGAAAATGACAGACGCCGCCACGCTTGGGTCCGTTCGGGTCACAGATGAAGGCTATCTGGTCGCCAATGTTCGCACCGCCCGGATCGGCACGCAGGATTATCTTGGCGCGGAACTGGACCGGCCCGACCTGGACAAGGTGACAGTTTACCGTGATGAATCCGAAGTGTTCCGCAAGGCCAGCCTGCAAACGTTCGGCTTGCTTCCGGTCACTGACGACCACCCCGCCAATATGGTCACGGCTGACACCGCCCGCATGGTGTCGGTTGGCACGACAAACGAGGAAGTGTTGCGCGACGGCGAGTATTTGCGCATCGGGATCAAGTTGACCGATGCCGCCACGATCCGCAAGGTGCAGGACGGCAAGCGCGAATTGAGCGTTGGATACACGTCGGAACTGGTCTGGGGCGACGGGATCGCGCCGGACGGGACCGCGTATCAGGCGCGGCAAACAAACATCGTGGGAAACCATATCGCTATTGTGGCAGCCGGACGCGCCGGACCACTGGCAAGAATCGGTGACAGTCAACCAAGCACTGTAGCGCGGTGGGGCGCATCCCCCATCACAGACGAAAAGGACGTAGTCATGGCAGACGCCATCCAAACGCGGACAGTCCAGATTGACGGCCTTTCCGTCATCACGACCGACGCAGGCGCGCAGGCGCTTGAAAAACTCATGAAGGACATGACAGCCGCTGAAAAGAAGGCGGCAGAAGAAATGGACAAGAAAGACGGCGAACTGGCAGCCAAGGACGCACAGATTGCTGAAATGTCCAAGTCGGTCCTGTCCGACGCGGATCTTGACGCCAAGGTTGCGGCCCGTGCTGATCTGATTGGCAAGGCCAAGGCAATCGCCAAGGACGTAGCCACAACAGGCCTGTCCGACGCGGCCATTCGCAAAGCCGCTGTTGTGGCGGTTCTGGGCGACGCAGCAATCGCCGGCAAGTCCGACGCCTATGTGGATGCGCGCTTTGACATTCTGTCAGAGGATGCGGCCAAGGGTGATCCGGTGGCCGATGCACTGAAAACCGGCGTGACGGTTGCGACCGACGCGCGTGCCGAATACGTCAAGGGCCTTGGCACAGCCTATCTGCAATCTGTTGGCAAAGGAGCGTAAATCATGCCTATTCAAGACGCATTTGGGGCGGCTGTTTCTGCCATGCCCCTTGGTTACGCAGGCATGATTGCCGAGGGCCAGCAAGTCAAAGACGTTACCAGCAAGCGCGTCACAACCGCCGTGGTCCCGTTCGGGCGCGCGGTTGGACGTGACGGCACCACCCCCGGCACATGCCGTCTTGGCGGTGTCGGTTTTGAAGGCATCGCAATCGCCGACAAGAGCCGCGCCGACGATGAGTATGTCGTCGGTGAAATGGCGGGCGTCCTGCGCAAGGGCACGGTCTGGGTTGTTGCCGACGGAGCCGTGACGATTGCCGGTCCCGTGACATTCACTGTCGCCACTGGCGTCATCGGCGCACGGACGGTTGCAACGGGTATCGTTGCAATTCCGGGCGCTAAATTTGAAACGGCAGGCGCTGATGGCGATCTTGTCCGCGTCTATCTGCCGTAAGGAGCAAATACAATGACTATGCAGATTATGGACGCACCCGCAGCACTGGGTTACGTCATTTCGCAGCGCAGCCACATCGAAGCCGAGGTGATGCGCAAACCATATCCGACGATCCAATACCCGCGCATGATGCAGGTGGACACGTCGGCAAACCAGTTCGCCGCATCCGTCACTTTCTTCACGCAAGATTCGGTCGGGCGCGCAAAGTTCATGAACGGCAAGGGCGACGACATCCCGCGCGTTGATGTGACGACCGGCAAGTTTGAACAGACCGTTAATATGGCGGGCGTCATGTATTCCTATTCGATTGAGGAAATTGGCGCGGCTGCACAGATTGGCATGAGCTTGCCAACTGAGGGGGCCAATGCAGCGCGGATGGCGTATGAGATGCTGGTCAACAGCACAGCGCTTATCGGCAACGCTGAACTGGGGATTGAAGGGTTCTTCAACACTACGGGCATCACGTCGGTGGCAAGCGCGGCGACCTTCGCACTGTCCACGCCTCAGGCAATCCTCGCATTTGTCAACGGCATGTTGACCGGCGTTCAGTCGGGAAGCCTCGGAACGCAAGTTGCAGACACCGTGGTTCTGCCAATCGCTCAGTTCGGTGATCTGGCCACGCGCCAGCTTGCCGCTGAAAGCGACACGACCGTTCTGGACTTCATCCGGCGCGCCAATGTCTACACTGCCCAGACCGGCCTACCGTTGAACATCATGGCTGACCATAACCTGATCAACCGTATGGTGGTTTACCGGAACGACCCGAGCGTTGTGAAGCTGCACATGCCCATGCCGCTGATGTTCCTTGCGCCCCAGGCTTACGGTCTTGAGGTTCGGACCTACGGGGCATTCCGGTTCGCGCCGGTCAGCATCCGCACACCCTCGGCGGTGCGGTATGGTACGGGACTCTGACCATGGCCCAGCATACCAGCACATACCCTGGCACGCTGATCCTGCCAGACGGCACTGAGGTCAAACTCGGCGGCGACGTTTCCATTCCTGCCGATCTGGCAAAGAATGAGGGCGTGGCAGGTTGGATTGAAAGCGGCTGGCTTGTGCCTGTTGCACCGCCAGTTATGCCGACCGGTAAGAAATAATCAACGGGCGGGCTGTAATGGCCTGCCCCTTCATTGGAGCGTTACATGATCGGCAACGTCGCAGCACTTATCACATACGCGGGCGCGCGCGGCACAGTAATTGCTGACAACGCCGCGACCTTGCAAGCGCTGGTGCGCGCGTCTGATTACATTCAATTCACCTACATCAGCGGATCGACTTGCACCGCCGACAGTGACAATGTTGTGGAAGCCACATACGAGGCGGCTATTGCTGAGGTGGCAACGCCGTTCGTGTGGACCAAGACATTCACGCCAGCCGAACAGAAGGTTCTGACCAAGGTGGGTGACATCCAGTGGACCGTGACGGGCGATGCCAACAATGGTGGCGCATCTGTCCCGAGATCCACCAAAATTGAAATCATGTTACGCCAATGCATCGGCGGCGGGCTTTACGGTTACTCGACCGGCCCGAGGCTGGTATGAGCGGGGCCACAATAGCCGCTGAAGTCGCACTGGCCTATGTCGAAGCGGGCATTGCGGCGGGCAACGGCACGGGCGCGCCGATTGTTACGATTAACCGCCCCGGCACGCCGTCAGGGCCAGAATGGAACCCTACGCCGGGCGCGCCCGTTGCCCATACGTTCACCGCCAAACCATCAAGTAAGGATTACACCCAGCGCACGGGGCTTGCCCTCGGGGCGAAAGAGCAGGTCTATTCACTGGTTAATATCGGCGTGACGATTGCCCCGTCTACAACCGACGTGTTGACGATTGACGGTGTAGAATGGTCTGTGCTTGAAGTCATTCCTGTAGACTCTGCCGGGTATGTGCTGACATGGCTTGTGAGGGTTTCAAAGTGACAACCCGCGACACTCGCCGAGCCTTCTTAAAGCTGCTGGACCAGACATGGCCGGGCATTCAGTCGGAGTTTGTCGCAGCCATGCGACAGGCGCGGGCCGGTGTTGACATGCAGGCACTTGAAGCCGCCATTGCGCGCGGTGATGTGGACGCTGCATTCAGGGCGCTGAGGTTCGATGCCGCCGATTTGTTTCGCACCGATACCGCAATCACCGCGGCCCTGTCGGCTGGCGGCAATTACCAGATGGGCGCGTTCCAGCAGGCAACACGCCGCGCGCCGATTGCCAACAGGGTTGTGCAGTCATTCGGGGGCCGGAACGAGCGGGCCGAGCGGATCGCGCGGGACTTGGGCGCGCGGCTGGTGACTGAGGTGGTGGACGACACGCGCGTGATGATTGCCCAGACGATCCGGGCCGGGCTGGAGGCTGGCGCCGGGCCGCTGCGCACCGCGCTGGACATCGGCGGGCGCATTGTCAACGGCAAGCGTCAAGGCGGGCTGGTGGGGCTGCACAGCACGCAGGCGGAACACGTCCAGACTATGCGGGCGGCACTATCCTCGCAAAACGGCGTTGGGGTTGTGCGCATTGTCACCGATCCTGTCACGGGCGCGCAGCGGGCGGTCAAAGACTTCTGGATTGGTCGAGACGGCACGCTGAAAAGCACATTCACCTTGCGCAACAAACAATCCGACGCCGCCATTTTCCGCGCCATTCGGGATGGAACAACCCTGCCCCAGACGGCCATTGACAGGGCCGCGCAGGGATATTCCAACAATCTGTTGCGGCAACGCGG